GTTCCGCGTGATGGTCGTGACTACGATCCGGATGTTCTGCAGAAGGCGGTTCTGGATGCGGTGAGTGCCCTGCCGGCTCCGCAGGACGGGCGTGATGCCACGGCTCTGGAAATACTCCCCGCCATTGACGATCAAAAATCCTTTCCCCGGGGCACGTATGCCACACACCAGGGCGGACTCTGGCGGGCGTATGAAAAAACGCACGGGATGCGGGGATGGGAATGCCTGGTTGACGGGGTGGCGGATATTGACGTCAGCATGACGGGTGAGCGGTTGTTCTCTGTGGTGGTCCGGCAGAGCAGTGGCCAGCGTACGGAAAAAACATTTTCCCTGCCGGTGATGCTCTACCGCGGTGTGTTCAGAGCCGGTGAAACCTACCACCCCGGCGATACGGTGACGTGGGGGGGCTCGCTGTGGCACTGCAACAGTATGACCGAAGATAAACCCGGAGAAGCTCATTCATCAGCCTGGACCCTGGCTGCAAAACGTGGGCGGGATGCAGGAGGCGGAAAATGACGGCATTACTGACACTGGAAGAGATCAAGGCACATCTGCGTGTCGACCATGACGCGGATGATGACATGCTGATGGACAAGGTTCGTCAGGCTACCGCCGTGCTGCTGGCCTACATTCAGGGCAGCCGGGATAAAGTGATCCGTGAGGACGGTGAACTGATCCCGGGCGAGGCATTAACCCGGATGAAGGGGGCTGCCATGCGACTGACCGGGATGCTGTACCGGAATCCGGATCTTGCGGAGCGGGAAGAACTGCTTCAGGGGGAGCTGCCGTTTTCTGTTTCCGTGCTGATTTACGATTTGCGTTGTCCGACGGTGTTATGAGGAGGGGGAATGGCAATATCTGCAGGTCGTCTGACACAGATGATAAGTGTTCTGAATCCGGTGTTAACCCGTAACGCTGCCGGAGAAATGACGGAAGAATGGGTGTCATGCGGGAAAATTCATGCGGATATCCGTGGCAGGAGCAGCCGGGAGCGGATGCAGTCCGGTGCGGAAATGGCGCAGGCGGAAATCCGCATCTGGGTGCGCGGTCAGTCCGGTCGGGAAATCACGGCAGCGTCACGACTTCATGTGCTGAGTGGTCCATGGCGTGACCGGATCCTGAACGTTGTCGGGCTGCCCGTGCCGGATGCGACCGGCGGGCGTCTGGAAATTCTCTGTCGGCTGGGAGGGGAAAAATGATCGAAACCCTGCTGGATTTTTCGGGGCTGGAGGACATCAGCCGCGATTTGCAGCTTCTGAGTGGTGCGGAAAATAACCGGGTGCTGCGTGAGGCAACCCGTGCGGGTGCGAATGTGCTGAAAGAAGAAGTGGTGTCACGGGCACCGGTACGCAGGGGAAAACTGCGCCGCAATGTGGTGATCCTTTCCCGGCGCTCCCGCGATGGCGGGATGGAATCCGGTGTCCATATCCGTGGTGTTAATCCGGACACCGGTAACAGCGATAACACTATGAAGGCGGATAACCCGCGCAATGCTTTCTACTGGCGGTTTGTGGAAATGGGGACTGTGAATATGCCACCGCACCCGTTTGTGCGCCCGGCGTTTGATGTGCGCAGTGAACAGGCAGCTCAGGTGGCGATTGCGCGGATGAACCGGGCCATTGATGAGGTACTGAGACGATGACGGAGGCGGATTTGTATCCTCATCTGGCGCATCTTGCCGGCGGGCAGGTGTACCCGTATGTGGTCCCCCTGCTGGATGGCAGGCCGTCGGTGGCGCTTCCGTGGGTGGTTTTCAGCCTGATTTCATCGGTGTCAGCGGACGTGATGGGCGGGCAGGCGGAGTCCTCAGTGTCGGTGCAGATAGACGTTTATGCCGGGACTGTGACGCAGGCGCGTCAGATACGTCAGGACGCCCGTGAAGCCATAATGCTGCTGGCCCCGGGATCCGTCAGTGAAATGCAGGACTATATTCCGGAAAACCGCTGTTACCGTGCAACCCTGGAGTTTCAGGTCACGGTGTGACTTTTTCTTTTTTCTACAAAACCATACCCCGCCGCGTGCGGGTTTTTTATTATCAGGAGGCAGAATGTCTGCTTTGTATGAACGCTCACAGCTGACGCAGGTGATGATTTCATCTGCCCCGGCGACTGCTGAAACTATGGATAAGGCGGAATATCTGCGCCTGGATTGCACCATCAAGGAAGTCCAGTTCACCGCCGGTCAGAAACAGGATATTGATGTGACCACGCTCTGCTCCACCGAGCAGGAGAACATCAACGGTCTGGGGGCGTCGTCTGAGATTTCCATGTCGGGTAATTTTTATCTGAATCAGGCCCAGAACGCCCTGCGTGATGCCTATGACAATGACGCGTTGTATGCGTTTAAGGTGCTGTTTCCGTCCGGTAAGGGCTTTAAGTTCCTGGCGGAAGTGCGTCAGCACACCTGGTCATCCGGTACCAACGGCGTGGTGGCAGCAACGTTTTCACTGCGTATGAAAGGCAAACCGGTGTCCTTTGTGGTACCGCTGGCGTTTGTGAAAAATCTGGATAAAACACTTACCGTGAATACAGGTGCGCTGCTGACAATGTCAGTCAGTGCCAACGGGGGAACGCCGCCGTATAAATACGCCTGGAAGAAGGATGGTCAGCCGGTTGACGGGCAGACGACAGACACCTTCAGTAAGCCAGGTGCGCAGTCCGCTGATGCGGGGAAATATACCTGCGTGGTGACCGATTCGGCAGAGAAAGCACAGAGTGTGACGTCTGTTGAATGCACCGTGACAGTGAGCGCAGCCGCCGGATAAGGGGATGGGTCATCATGAAAAAGGATCTGAAAACGCTGGCGCTGGCCAGACTGTCAGGGTTTCGTCATAAAACGGTGAAGGTGCCGGAATGGGGTAATGTCAGCGTGGTGCTGCGGGAGCCTTCGGCAGAGGCCTGGTATCTGTGGCAGGAAGTGCTCAATGGTGATGGAGAGGATGACGATACCCTGTCGGTGGTGGCGAAAACCCGCCGTAACCTGGAAGCGGATGTGACGCTGTTCTGCGATGTCCTGTGTGATACGGATCTGCAGCGGGTGTTCGCTCCGGACGACCGTGAGCAGGTGCTGGCCGTCTATGGTCCGGTACATGCCCGGTTGCTGCGTCAGGCACTGGAACTGATCGCTGATGCAGAGTCGGCCAGAAAAAAGTAGCCCGCCCGGAAATTCGCTTTCTGATGCGACTTGCGCTCCGTCTGGGGCGCACCTTATCCGAACTGCGGCACAGCCTGAGTGTGAGCGAGGCGATGATGTGGATGGAGTTCGACAGGGTATCCCCGCTGGGTGATGAGCGCGGGGATATCCGTAATGCACAGATCGTGAAAGCGGTTTTTGGGGCACAGGGGATGAATGTTGCACTGAAGGACGCCATGCTCTGCTGGGGCGAGGATGAGGATAAGCCGGAGGTGGATCCGTTTGCGGCGCTGGAAGACGCGCTGAGCTTTGCAGCACAGTCATGAATGATGAGAACCGCTGAGGCGGTTTTTTTACGCCCGGAGAAAGGTGAATGGCGACGTTACGTGAACTGATTATCAAAATTTCGGCAAATTCGCAGTCATTCCAGTCGGAGATCCAGCGGGCTTCCCGCATGGGCAGTGAATATTACCGGACCCTGCAGAATGGCGGGCGTCAGGCTGCCGCAGTCGCCCGGGAGCAGCGACGCGCCCTGGCTGAGCTGAACAGCCAGTTGACGGAAATCCGCGCTTCAGCTGCCGGAACGGCGGGGGCATTTGCAGGTGCCTTTGCCACCGGACACCTGATTTCTCTGGCCGATGAATGGAGTTCCGTGAATGCCCGACTGAAACAGGCGTCGCAGTCATCCGATGAATTTTCGTCATCACAGAAAGTGCTGATGGATATCAGCCAGCGGACGGGCACGGCATTTTCAGATAATGCGGCCCTGTTTGCCCGCTCGGCAGCCTCAATGCGTGAATATGGTTACAGTGCTGATGATGTGCTGAAGGTGACGGAGGCCATTTCCACGGGGCTGAAAATCTCCGGTGCCAGTACGGCAGAGGCGGGCTCGGTGATCACCCAGTTCAGCCAGGCGCTGGCACAGGGTGTGTTACGCGGTGAGGAATTTAATTCGGTCAATGAAAGCGGAGACCGGATCGTACGTGCACTGGCTGCGGGTATGGGCGTGGCCCGTAAAGACCTTAAGGCGATGGCGGACGACGGCAAACTGACGGCGGATAAAGTCGTTCCTGCGTTAATCAGCCAGCTGGGGGTATTGCGTGATGAATATGCCGCCATGCCGGAAACGGTCTCTGACGGGATCACAAAGGTGGAAAACGCCTTTATGGCCTGGGTGGGTGGCGCGAATGAAGCCAGCGGAGCGACGAAAACGCTCTCCGGCGTGCTGAACGGTGTTGCCGGTAATATTGATAATGTGGCAACAGCCGCGGGGGCGCTGGTTGCCGTCGGGGTTGCCCGGTACTTTGGCAATATGGCCTCCGGAGCGGTGTCTGCCACGGCAGGACTTGTGACGGCAGCACGTAATGAAGTGGCACTGGCGGAAGCACAGCTCAGGGGGACGCAGATTGCCACGGCGCGGGCAAGGGCAGCCGTGTACCGTGCACAGCAGGCTGTGGCGGCAGCCCGCGGGACGGAGATGCAGATTGCTGCAGAAGCCCGTCTGGCGGCCACACAGGAACGCCTGAACAGAAATATTGCTGCCAGAACCGCAGCCCAGAATGCGCTGAACAGTACAACGGCGGTGGGCTCACGTCTGATGACTGGTGCGTTGGGACTGGTTGGTGGCGTACCCGGACTGGTGATGCTGGGGGCAGCAGCATGGTATACGCTGTACCAGAATCAGGAGCAGGCCAGGGAGTCAGCGCGCCAGTATGCACTGACGATAGATGAAATCGCGCATAAAACGCCGTCAATGTCTTTGCCTGAAGCCTCAGATAATGAAGGACGAACACGGGCGGCGCTGGCAGAGCAGAACCGGCTGATTGATGAACAGGCCAGCCGGGTGAAATCCCTGCAGGAAAAAATCGCTGGATATCAGTATGTTCTGGCTAACCCTGGCTGGACAACCGGTGACGGATTCATGATAAACCATCTGACATCGGTGAAGACCGTGACGGAAGGGCTTTCTCAGGCAACAGAGCAGCTTGCCGTTGAGCAGTCCCGTCTGGCACAGATGCAGGAAAAAGCGCAGTCCATTCAGGATGTGCTTGCCGGGCTGGAAGACCGTCGTGTGGCGTTAATTCGTCAGCAGGCGGCAGAGCAGAATAAGGTGTACCAGTCCATGCTGGTTATGAACGGTCAGCATACGGAATTCAACCGTCTGCTGGGGCTGGGTAATGAACTGCTTCAGCAGCGGCAGGGACTGGTGAATGTGCCGTTACGGCTGCCACAGGCCACTCTGGATGATAAACAGCAGAGTGCCCTGACAAAAACAGAGCGTGAGCTGGCCCTGTCCAGACTGAAAGGGGAAGAAAAAGAGCGTGTCCGACTGGGGTATGCGGCGGATGACCTCGGTTTTGTGGGTGAACCGTATCAGGAGGCGAGACAACGTTATATCAGTAATGCCCTGGAAGCCTGGCGCAATAACGAGGCGAATAAACCCAAATCCCGGGGTGGAAAATCAGAGACGGAAAAAGCGGAAGACAGTTTTTCCCGGCTGCTGAAGCAGCAGAAAGAGCAATTGGCACTTGCGGGGCAGAATACAGAGCTGGCGAAGCTGAAATACCAGACTGCGCAGGGCGAACTGAAAACCCTGACGGAGATGCAGAAGCAGGAACTGCTGCGCAATGCGGCCCTGATTGACCAGCAAAAAATCCGGGAGCAGTTGCGGTCCCGGGAAGAGACCCTGAAGAATGATAATGTGGCTGCGCGTGCATCAAATGAAGCGGAACTGCTGGGGTACGGGCAGGGAGAGCGGCTCCGTGAACGCATGCGGGAGTTGCAGCAGATCCGCGACAGTTTCCGCCAGAAGGATGCGGACCTTCAGTCTCAGTATCAGACCGGGGATATCAGTGAGGATTTTTACAGACAGGCTCTGGCACAGAACGCGCAGTATCTGAGTGAACGTCTGAAAGAGCAGGAAGCCTTTTATGCCGAATCGGATGTGCAGCGTGCGGACTGGCAGAAAGGGCTGCAGGAGGGATTCAGTAACTGGGTGGATAATGCGTCCGATTACGCCTCACAGGCAGCACAGCTGGCGACGGAGGGTATCTCAGGGATGGTGAATAACATCACGGAGATGCTGAACGGAAATAAAGTGGAATGGCGCAGCTGGGCCTCATCAGTGCTGCAGGAAATATCAAAAGTTCTTATGAATGCCGCGATTGTCAACGGGATCAAGACGGCGGCAAACAGTATGTCCGGAGCGGGAGGATTTATCGGCAGTATTGGTAGCTGGCTGGGCGGTGCGGTGGCCAATGCAAAAGGCGGGGTGTATACCTCGGCAAACCTGAGTGCGTACAGCAACAGTATTGTGGATACGCCCACGTACTTTGCCTTTGCAAAAGGGGCGGGACTGATGGGGGAGGCCGGTCCTGAAGCCATTATGCCCCTGACCCGGGCGGCGGATGGCTCGCTGGGTGTGCGAGCGGTGGGCAGTATGAACGGCAGTGCAGGTCTGGTGTATTCCCCGGTCTACCATATCGCCATTCAGAATGACGGGACTAATGGCCAGATAGGGCCGGAAGCTGCGGGCAGCCTTGTGCAACTGATTGACCAGCGGGTGCAGGCGGTGATGCTGTCCATGCGACGTGACGGAGGAATGCTGAGTGGCTGAGATAAAAACGCTGCATCTGGTCCCGCGTGAAGGGATGCAGGTGAGTGAGAAACCGTCGGTGGCGAGGGTACGGTTTGGTGACGGTTATGAACAGCGCCGCCCGACGGGACTTAATGCCCGACTGAAGACGTTTCAGGCGGTGTTCCGGGTGACGGATGAGGCGACCCGGCGATGGCTGGAAGAGTTTTTATCGTGGCATGGTGGTTACCGTGCCTTTTTGTGGCGACCGCCGAAACATAACCGGACGGTGAGGGTGGTATGCCGGGAGTGGAGCGTCACAGATAACGCCAGGTACAGTGATTTCAGTTGTACGATTGAGCAGGTGGTGAACTGATGCAGGATATTCACGAAGAAAGTCTGAACGAGTCGGTTAAATCAGAGCAGTCACCGCGGGTGGTACTCTGGGAAATCGACCTGACGGTACAGGGCGGTGAGCGGTATTTTTTCTGTAATGAGCTGAATGAAAAAGGGGAGCCGGTCACCTGGCAGGGGCGTAAGTATGAGGCGTACCCGATTGATGGCAGCGGCTTTGAAATGAACGGGAAAGGCAGCAGTGCCAGACCGTCGCTGACGGTGTCCAATCTGTTCGGCCTTGTCACCGGGATGGCGGAAGACCTGCAGAGTCTGGTGGGGGCCACGGTGGTCCGCCGCCGGGTGTATGCCCGTTTTCTGGATGCGGTGAATTTTGTGGCGGGCAATCCGGAAGCGGACCCGGAGCAGGAGCTGAGCGACCGCTGGGTGGTGGAGCAGATGTCGCAGCTGACAGCCATGACGGCCTCGTTTGTGCTGGCCACACCGACCGAGACGGACGGAGCGCAGTTTCCCGGTCGTATCATGCTGGCGAACACCTGTATGTGGACCTACCGCTCTGATGAGTGTGGTTACACGGGCGGGGCTGTGGCGGATGAGTTCGATAAACCCACCACGGATATCCGTAAGGACAGATGCAGCAAGTGCATGCGCGGGTGTGAACTGCGCAGGAATGTCGGCAATTTTGGCGGTTTCCTTTCCATTAATAAACTTTCGCAGTAAATCCCGGTTTATGACACAGACTGAATCAGCGATTCTGGCGCATGCCCGGCGGTGTGCGCCTGCGGAGTCGTGCGGCTTCGTGATAAGCACGCCGGAGGGGGAGCGGTATATCCCTTGTGTGAATATTTTCGCAGAGCCGGAGGCGTATTTTCGTATCGCACCGGAAGACTGGCTGCGGGCAGAGATGCAGGGGGAGATTGTGGCACTGGTCCACAGTCATCCCGGTGAGCTGCCCTGGCTGAGCGAGGCTGACCGGCGGCTGCAGATAAAAAGCGCACTGCCCTGGTGGCTGGTCTGCCGGGGGGAAATTCATAAATTCCGCTGTGTGCCACATCTGACAGGACGGCGCTTTGAGCACGGGGTGACGGACTGTTACACGCTGTTCCGGGATGCATACCATCTGGCGGGAATTGATATGCCGGATTTTCATCGCGAGGATGACTGGTGGCGCAACGGCCAGAACCTGTACCTGGACAATATGGCGGTCACCGGCTTTTACCGGGTGCCCCTGTCCTCTGCACAGCCGGGCGATATCCTGCTGTGCTGCTTCGGCGCATCGGTGGCTAATCATGCCGCCATTTACTGCGGCAACGGTGAACTGCTTCACCATATTCCTGAACAACTGAGTAAACGGGAGAGGTATTCCGAAAAATGGCAACGACGAACGCATTCTGTCTGGCGTCACCGCCACTGGCACACATCTGCCTTCACGGGGATTTACAACGATTTGGCCGCCGCCTCAGCCTGTATGTGAACACGGCAGCGGAAGCCATTCGCGCCCTGTCGATGCAGATGCCGGGCTTTCGCCTTCAGATGAACGAAGGCTGGTACCAGATACGTATTGCCGGTGAAGACACGGCACCGGAGGTGGCGTACGCCCGCCTTCACGAACAGCTGGGTGAGGGAACGGTCATCCACATTGTGCCGCGACTGGCCGGGGCCGGAAAGGGTGGACTGCAGATTGTGTTGGGGGCGGCAGCCATCGTGGGCTCTTTCTTCACTGCCGGGGCATCAATGGCGTTATGGGGTTCAGCCCTGGCAGCCGGTGGTTTTTCTGCCACCACGATGCTGTTTTCACTTGGAGCCAGCATGATTCTGGGCGGTGTGGCCCAGATGCTGGCCCCGAAGGCAAAAACACCGGATTACCGCGCAACGGATAACGGCAGACAGAACACGTACTTTTCCTCGCTGGATAACATGATTGCCCAGGGGAACCCGATGCCGGTGCCTTACGGGGAAATGCTGGTTGGCTCCCGCCGTATATCCCAGGACATCAGCACCCGTGATGAAGGCGGGGGCGGAAAGGTCGTGGTTATCGGGCGACAGGGATAAAACATAAAAAAATCCCGCAGTGATCGCGGAGCTGCGGGGACAGACAAATGAAGATCAATGTGAAGGAGTTGTTTTTGTTACTCGGGCAAAAAAACACTAACGCAGCGAAATTATAAGCGCCACAGTCAGTGTGTGAAAATGTGAAGATATTCAGAAATTTTATTCCGTCATGACGCAGGCACCCGGTGAGGTGCCTGTTGTTTTTGTGAGTGAACAATTATCACGGTAAGAGGTGATGTAATGGGCAAAGGTGGCGGCAAGGCGCACACACCGCGTGAGGCGAAAGACAATCTCAAATCCACGCAGATGATGAGCGTGATTGATGCGATTGGTGAGGGACCGATAGAAGGCCCGGTGAAAGGCCTGCAGAGTATTCTGGTGAACAAAACCCCGCTGACGGACACGGACGGTAATCCCGTGATACACGGTGTGACGGCGGTCTGGCGCGCCGGGGAGCAGGAGCAGACACCACCGGAAGGCTTTGAGTCCTCCGGAGCTGAAACCGGACTGGGCGTGGAAGTGACGAAGGCAAAACCGGTGACGCGCACCATTACGTCCGCGAACATTGACCGCCTGCGGGTTACCTTCGGGGTGCAGTCACTGGTGCAGACCACGTCAAAGGGCGACCGTAATCCTTCCTCTGTCCGGATTCTGATTCAGTTACAGCGTAATGGCCGCTGGGTGACGGAAAAGGACGTCACCATTAACGGCAAGACCACCTCACAGTTCCTGGCCTCGGTGATTCTGGATAATCTGCCTCCCCGGCCCTTTAACATCCGGATGGTCAGGGAGACGGCGGACAGCACCACGGACCAGCTGCAGAATAAGACGCTGTGGTCGTCATACACCGAAATCATCGATGTGAAACAGTGCTACCCGAACACGGCCATTGTGGGGCTGCAGGTGGATGCGGAGCAGTTCGGCGGCCAGCAGATGACGGTGAACTACCATATCCGCGGTCGCATCATCCAGGTGCCGTCAAACTATGACCCGGAAAAACGCACGTACAGTGGTATCTGGGACGGCAGTCTGAAACCGGCATACAGCAACAACCCGGCCTGGTGCCTGTGGGACATGCTGACTCACCCGCGCTACGGCATGGGAAAACGTCTGGGGGCGGCGGATGTGGACAAGTGGGCGCTGTATGCCATCGGGCAGTACTGCGACCAGACGGTCCCGGATGGTTTCGGGGGGACAGAGCCGCGGATGACCTTTAATGCGTACCTGGCACAACAGCGTAAGGCGTGGGACGTTCTCAGTGATTTCTGCTCTGCGATGCGCTGTATGCCGGTATGGAACGGTCAGACGCTGACGTTCGTTCAGGACCGCCCGTCGGATGTGGTGTGGCCGTACACCAACAGCGATGTGGTGGTGGATGATAACGGCGTGGGATTCCGCTACAGCTTCAGTGCCCTGAAGGACCGGCACACGGCGGTGGAGGTGAATTACACCGACCCGCAGAACGGCTGGCAGACCTCCACGGAACTGGTGGAAGACCCGGAAGCCATACTGCGCTACGGACGCAACCTGCTGAAGATGGACGCGTTCGGCTGTACCAGCCGCGGTCAGGCCCACCGTGCCGGACTGTGGGTGATAAAGACCGAACTGCTGGAAACGCAGACGGTGGATTTCACGCTCGGGTCTCAGGGGCTGCGGCACACACCCGGTGACATCATTGAAATCTGTGATAACGACTATACCGGGACCCTGACCGGCGGACGTGTCCTGTCCATTGATGCTGCCACCCGCACCCTGACGCTGGACCGTGAAGTGACACTTCCGGAGACCGGTGCCGCCACGGTGAACCTGATTAACGGCAGCGGTAAGCCGGTGAGTGTGGACATCACCGAACACCCCGCGCCGGACCGGATACAGGTCAGTACCCTGCCTGATGGTGTGGAGACATACGGGGTGTGGGGACTCTCCCTGCCGTCACTGCGCCGTCGCCTGTTCCGCTGTGTCTCCGTCCGGGAAAACACGGACGGCACCTTTGCCATCACGGCGGTGCAGCACGTACCGGAAAAAGAAGCCATCGTGGATAACGGTGCCCGCTTTGAGCCGCAGTCAGGTTCCCTGAACAGCGTCATCCCACCGGCAGTGCAGCACCTGACGGTGGAGGTGAGCGCAGCTGACGGCCAGTATCTGGCGCAGGCGAAATGGGACACGCCGCGGGTGGTGAAGGGTGTGCGCTTCAGTCTGCGCCTGACCAGTGGTAAGGGAACGGATGCCAGACTGGTGACCACCGCCATCACCGCAGACACGGAGCACCGTTTCAGCGGCCTGCCGCTCGGGGAATACACCCTGACGGTGCGGGCGATAAACAGCTATGGCCAGCAGGGTGAACCTGCCACCACCACCTTCCGGATTGCCGCACCGGCAGCACCGTCGCGGATTGAGCTGACGCCGGGCTATTTTCAGATAACCGCCACGCCGCATCTTGCCGTTTATGACCCGACGGTACAGTTTGAGTTCTGGTTCTCGGAAAAGCGGATTGCGGATATCAGGCAGGTTGAAACCGCAGCCCGCTATCTTGGCTCGGCGCTGTACTGGATAGCTGCCAGTATCAATATCAAACCGGGCCATGATTATTATTTTTATATCCGCAGTGTGAATACTGTTGGCAAATCGGCATTTGTGGAGGCTGTTGGCCAGCCGAGTGATGATGCATCCGGCTATCTGGATTTTTTCAAAGGAGAGATAGGGAAAACCCATCTGGCTCAGGAGTTGTGGACACAGATTGATAACGGTCAGCTTGCGCCTGATCTGGCTGAAATCAGGACGTCCATTACGAATGTCAGCAATGAAATCACGCAGACCGTCAATAAAAAACTGGAAAATCAGAGCGCGGCAATCCAGCAGATACAGAAAGTTCAGGTTGATACAAATAATAACCTGAACAGCATGTGGGCCGTGAAACTGCAGCAGATGAAGGACGGACGCCTTTATATTGCGGGTATCGGAGCCGGTATTGAGAATACGCCAGCAGGTATGCAGAGTCAGGTGCTTCTGGCTGCTGACCGGATTGCGATGATTAATCCTGCGAATGGCAACACAAAGCCGATGTTTGTTGGTCAGGGCGATCAGATATTCATGAACGAAGTGTTCCTGAAATACCTGACGGCTCCCACCATTACCAGCGGCGGTAATCCTCCGGCATTTTCCCTGACACCGGACGGGCGGCTGACGGCGAAAAATGCCGATATCAGCGGTAACGTGAATGCGAACTCCGGGACGCTCAACAACGTCACGATTAACGAAAACTGTCGGGTTCTGGGAAAACTGTCCGCCAACCAGATTGAAGGCGATCTCGTTAAAACAGTGGGCAAAGCTTTCCCCCGGGACTCCCGTGCACCGGAGCGGTGGCCATCAGGGACCATTACCGTCAGGGTTTATGACGATCAGCCGTTTGACCGGCAGATTGTTATTCCGGCGGTGGCATTCAGCGGCGCTAAACATGAGAAAGAGCATACTGATATTTACTCCTCATGCCGTCTGATAGTGCGGAAAAACGGTGCTGAAATTTATAACCGTACCGCGCTGGATAATACGCTGATTTACAGTGGTGTTATTGATATGCCTGCCGGTCACGGTCACATGACACTGGAGTTTTCGGTGTCAGCATGGCTGGTGAATAACTGGTATCCCACAGCAAGTATCAGCGATTTGCTGGTTGTGGTGATGAAGAAAGCCACCGCAGGCATCAGTATCAGCTGAATTTTATAACCCATATACGGGCGCCAGAAATGGCGCCTTTTTTATTGCAGAAAAGCGAGAGGTAATTATGCGTAAAGTTTGTGCAGCCATTTTGTCCGCAGCCATCTGTCTGTCCGTATCCGGTGCGCCTGCATGGGCGTCTGAACATCAGTCCACACTGAGCGCGGGGTATCTTCATGCCCGTACGAACGCTCCCGGCAGCGATAATCTGAACGGGATTAACGTGAAATACCGTTATGAGTTTACGGACGCGCTGGGGCTGATTACGTCCTTCAGTTATGCCAATGCTGAGGATGAGCAAAAAACGCACTACAGCGATACCCGCTGGCATGAAGATTCCGTGCGTAACCGCTGGTTCAGCGTGATGGCGGGGCCGTCTGTACGCGTGAATGAATGGTTCAGCGCGTATGCGATGGTGGGTGTGGCTTACAGCCGTGTGTCGACTTTCTCCGGGGATTATCTCCGCGTAACTGACAACAAGGGGAAAACGCACGATGTGCTGACCGGAAGTGATGACGGTCGCCACAGCAACACGTCTCTGGCGTGGGGGGCTGGCGTGCAGTTTAACCCGACCGAATCCGTGACCATTGACCTTGCTTATGAAGGTTCCGGTAGTGGCGACTGGCGAACGGATGCATTTATTGTTGGTATCGGATACCGTTTCTGACAACAGACGCCGATTTATCTTCTGTAAATATTGTTATGATACGCAGGTTCATCCACCTTATGGGGTGAACTGCGTTTGAGGAAACGTAAAGTTACACTGTCCTGAAGCCCGTGGCGTCACTGCTGCGGGCTTTTTTTATTGGTGGAAAAGTATGACAGTAAAAATTTCTGGCGTGCTTAAAGATGGCACAGGAAAACCAGTACAGAACTGCACCATTGTGCTGAAGGCCAGACGAACCAGCAGCACGGTGGTGGTGAACACGGTGGCCTCTGAAAATCCGGATGAAGCCGGACGTTACAGCATGGATGTTGAGCATGGTCAGTACAGCGTCACCCTGCTGGTTGAAGGTTTTCCGCCTTCACATGCCGGGACCATCACCGTGTATGAAGATTCCCGACCCGGTACGCTGAATGATTTTCTCGGTGCCATGACGGAGGATGATGCCCGTCCTGAGGCACTGCGCCGTTTTGAACTGATGGTGGAAGAGGTGGCGCGTAACGCGTCCGCGGTGGCACAGAACACGGCAGCCGCGAAGAAGTCAGCCAGCGATGCCAGCATATCTGCCAGTGAGGCGGCAACCCATGCGACTGATGCTGCAGCCTCAGCACGTGCCGCCAGCACGTCAGCCGGACAGGCCGCGTCGTCGGCTCAGTCAGCGTCTTCCAGCGCAGGAACGGCATCGACAAAGACCCGTGAAGCAGCAAAAAGTGCTGCTGCTGCAGAGTCATCAAAAAGCGCGGCAGCTACCAGCGCCAGTGCCGCGAAAACGTCAGAAACGAATGCCGCAGCATCACAAAAATCGGCAGCCACTTCTGCATCCACAGCGACCACGAAGGCGTCAGAAGCTGCCACCTCGGCACGGGGTGCGGCGGCCTCAAAAGAGGCAGCGAAATCTTCAGAAACGAATGCATCATCAAGTGCCAGTAGTGCAGCTTCCTCGGCAACGGCGGCAGGAAATTCTGCGAAGGCGGCCAAAACGTCCGAGACGAACGCTAAGTCTTCTGAAACGGCAGCGGGACAGAGTGCCTCAGCTGCGGCAGGTTCAAAAACAGCGGCTGCATTATCTGCCAGTGCCGCGTCAACAAGTGCCGGGCAGGCCTCAGCCAGTGCCACCGCCGCCGGAAAATCGGCAGAAAGCGCCGCATCATCCGCTTCAACAGCCACAACGAAGGCTGGCAAAGCCACTGAGCAAGCCACTGCAGCAGCGAGGTCTGCTTCTGCAGCAAAAACCTCTGAAACAAATGCAAAGACTTCAGCAGACAATGCTGCTTCCTCTAAGGCGGCAGCCGCATCGTCAGCCAGTTCAGCGGCGTCATCGGCATCATCTGCGTCTGCTTCAAAAGATGAGGCGACCAGACAGGCGTCAGCAGCAAAGGGCAGCGCCACGACGGCATCCACGAAGGCGACAGAGGCAGCTGGCAGTGCGACGGCGGCAGCTCAGAGCAAAAGTACGGCGGAATCCGCGGCAACGCGCGCCGAGACAGCGGCAAAACGGGCAGAGGATATTGCATCCGCCGTGGCGCTTGAGGATGCGAGCACGACGAAAAAGGGGATAGTACAGCTCAGCAGTGCGACCAACAGCACTTCCGAGTCACTGGCGGCAACGCCAAAAGCGGTTAAGGCGGTAATGGGTGAAACGAACAAGAAAGCGCCCTTAAATAGTCCTGCACTGACCGGAACGCCAACAACACCAACTGCGCGACAGGGAACGAATAATACCCAAATCGCAAGCACGGCTTATGTTATGGCTGCGATCGCTGCCCTCGTGGACTCGTCGCCTGACGCACTGAATACGCTGAACGAGCTGGCTGCGGCGTTGGGCAACGACCCGAATTTTGCGACCACCATGACTAGCGCGCTTGCGGGTAAGCAACCGAAAGATGCCACCCTGACGGCGCTGGCCGGGCTTGCTACTGCGGCAGACAGGTTTCCGTATTTTACGGGGAATGATGTTGCCAGTCTGGCAACCCTGACAAAAGTTGGGCGGGATATTCTTGCGAAATCGACCGTTGCCGCCGTTATCGAATACCTCGGTTTACGAGAACTCGGCACAAGCGGGGAGAAAATACCGTTACTCAGTACAGCGAATACCTGGACTAATCGACAAACATTCAGCGGTGGCCTTTCTGGTGAACTATCCGGCAATGCTTCTACAGCTGCAAAATTAAAAACTGCCAGGAAAATAAGCAATGTGGCTTTTGATGGTTCCTCCGATATCACATTAAAAGCAAGTCATGTTGGTGCGTTTGCCTTAGGGAAAACAGGAAGCACCGTTGCGAATGATAAAGCAGTTGGATGGAACTGGAGTAGCGGAGCCTATAACGCAACTATTAGTGGTGCATCAACGTTAATTATTCATTTTTATATGGGAGAAGGAAGTTGTCCTGCAGCTCAGTTTCGGATTAATTATAAAAATGGCGGTATTTTTTATCGTTCAGCCCGTGATGGTTATGGTTTTGAAGCCGACTGGTCCGAATTTTACACCACCACCAGAAAGCCTTCAGCAGGAGATGTTGGTGCACTGCCGTTATCTGGTGGTCAACTGAATGGTGCACTGGGTATCGGAACATCCAGTGCTCTTGGCGGTAATTCGATTGTATTGGGTGATAATGACACGGGCTTTAAACAAAATGGCGATGGTAATCTGGATGTTTATGCTAATAACGTCCATGTTATGCGCTTTGTCTCCGGAAGCATTCAAAGTAATAAAACCATAAATATTACAGGGCGTGTTAACCCCTCGGATTACGGTAACTTTGATTCCCGTTATGTGAAAGATGTTCGACTTGGTTCACAGCAATATTATGGAGTGAACAACTGGCAAACATGGAATTTCCAGTGCCCTTCAGGTCATGTATTGTCTGGTATTAATGTTCAGGATACAGGGTCTAACTCTGCCGATAATATAGCGGGCGTTTATTACAGACCCGTTCAAAAGTATATAAATGGCACCTGGTATAATGTAGCGAGCGTTTAATATGATGCACTTAAAGAACATAAAAGCGGGTAATGCTAAAACACTGGAACAGTATGAGTTAACAAAGAAACACGGAGTTATCTGGCTTTACTCTGAGGACGGAAAAAACTGGTATGAGGAAGTGAAAAACTTTCAGCCAGACACCATAAAGATTGTTTACGATGAAAATAATATTATTGTTGCCATAACCAAAGATGCCTCCACACTTAACCCTGAAGGTTATAGCGTCGTTGAGATTCCTGATATTACCGCCAACCGGCGTGCTGACGACTCAGGTAAATGGATGTTTAAAGATGGCGCAGTCATTAAACGTGTATATACCGAAGAAGAGTTGCGCCTACAGACGGAAAACCAGAAAAAAATATTATTACAGCAGGTCAGAGAAAAAACGCAGTTCTGGCAAACACAGCTTACTTTGGGGATTATCACTGATTCAGACAGACAGCAACTGATGAACTGGATGCGATACGTGCAACAGGTTGAGACAACTGATACCTCGGTTCTTCCTGTAACATTCCCGGAACCACCAGAATAAGAAAAGGCCCGTACGGGCCTTAATTTGTTGTTATTCTGGTTTCTGTGGCCATTCAGGCTTTGCAGTATCCACACGGCTGACCATAACGCTGTAGCGTTCCCATGATTCCAGTCGTGTGCGTTCCTCATCAGTTGCCATATTAAGTCTGACAGCACGTTCCAGCGGTTGAATCACAGACTCCGCTTCGGAAAGCAAAGCGGCTTTTTGTAACTCTGCCTGCTGTTGCAGTTCCTGTTTTGTATATTCCCGCTTTACTACTTTACCATCCAGAAACTTCCAGTTTCCCGAGATATCGGCGCGACGGTTGGCTGTTATATTCGGTAACTCAACAACACTTAACCCGTCAGGGTTAAGTGTTGATACGTCTTTCTCAATACAACGAATAATCCCCTTCTGGTCATAAGCTATTTTTAAAGTATCATCCTGAAAGTTTTTTAATTCGTCATACCAGTTTTTACCGTCTTCTGTATATAGCCAGATAACGCCAGCTTTTTTCGTAAGCTGATACTGCTCAATGGTTTTGGGGTTTCCGGCGGTAATATTTTTCAGATGTTGCATATATTCTCCTGATGGCTATGCCTGTTCAACGTTATACCAGTTACCAGAAATGTATTTTTGTAGTGGTCGTGACACCATCCAGTCATCTCCATCAACCTCACCAATAATTTGCAATCCTGTTGTCATATGACCATTACCTGGTTCGCAAAGTCCTCCGCGATATAATGCGTCAGAACGTCTGCCTCCCAGACGCACATTTCTGATAAAAGAACTATTCAGGTAATCATTTAAGTTTGAACCCCAGCACCCACCAAATATATTTCCATCGGTGTTATAACGGACGCCACCCGCAATAAGAGCACCCGGTGAAATAAAGGATTTATCGTTCGGGTTAAACTGCCATAAAGCATCATTACCGCCATCGCCACGCATATGAATACATGGAACCGGAAATCCATACTGTTCTGTCAGTAAATACCCAAAGCTGACCGCGCCGGGATAGCCCTGTCCATTGCGAATGGACAAGCCCTTAACTATCGGCACGTAATGACCACCAGGAGTGGGATTCCAGGCAAACTGCGTCTGAACAAAAGGCGCGGTGGCATTATTCAACTGGTCTGCAAATGCGCCACTTCCATCAGGAATTATTCCCTGATGAATATATGCAACCCGCTTATAAAAATCAGCAGATGCGGGTTGAAGCCCAAATGCCAGTTGTCCATTTGAATAGAATAAAAGGACACCGTCGCCGCCCTGTTTAATACCAGTGTCGTTATCTCCGAGAGTAATGGAATTACCGCCCAGTGCGTTATCTGTACCAAGCGCCAGCCCACCATCAATTTTGGCCCCGTGGCTGACAGATATAGCACCTGTTCTCAGATTTATAGCGAATGGCCTTAATGGGCCGATATCACCGTTTTCGCCTTGTCCTTCAGCCGTCGGAATGAAATGAAGAAAATCTTCTGAACGACGGAAAATAAGACCGAAGGCATCATTGAAAATTCGCAGCGCATTCACCGTGCCAATTTTCAGTTCTCCGGTCATTTTATCGCCGGAACGCTGAACGGCGTTACCAGCCTTGTTTACCGTTTCCTGTAAACCGAGGTTTTAGATAATGGCGGTTTCTGGCCTGCATGGCATGATTTGTGCTTTTGGACGGGAGATTCAGCGTGCTGATTGGCTATGTAAGGGTATCAACAAATGACCAGAATACAGATCTGCAACGAAACGCTCTTGTTTGTGCAGGATATGAACAAATATTTGAAGATAAATTAAGCGGAACAAGGACAGGCCGACCTGGATTAAAACGTGCTTTAAAGCGCCTTCAAAAAGGTGACGCACTGGTTGTCTGAAAACTGGACTGACTGGTTCACTGTATGCGGCATCTTGTCGTGCTGGTGGTGGAAGCCTAGAAAAAGTATCGGGTGTTACTGAACCGTGTTGATACATCAACTGCACCTGATATTGAGTGGCCTACGAACCCTGTCAGGGAGTAATCATTGGGATTATGCCGCAGCACGTCTTAAGCAAGAACGTGCTGCGGTTGGATGCTATTTTTTCCCTGAAGCGGAAAACATTACTACAGTACCTTGAACCTTGGTTTTAACATTCTCGAAATGCTCTGAGAGTATATGTGTTAAGCCTTCTTCGGAATCTTTTGTGTTTGAAAAGATGCCTTTCTGATTGTAAATGCGCATCAGTTTTTGACCGAAGCTATTGTGCACAACTCCATCGCCAAGAATTGTGGCTCCGTATAGAGTTCCATCGTCAGTTAAGGCCTGCGCCGCATTGCGTATTACACAGCTTTTTGTAGATATATTTCCAGGCAGGCAGTGAAGAAGGTAAAACATGGAAATGGAATCAAATTGACCATGTAACGCCGCGGGATAAGGTTCAAAAACATCATGGCTAATTTTATGTTTAATTTTTGATTCCCCAGCCCTTGTAGATGCCGCGTTCAGGCTAGCTTCGTTCAAATCCATTAAAGATATCAGACTACTCTCAGGTACGTGAGTAAGGTAAAACCCAGTTCCAACACCAATATCCAGATGGTTGTTACCTACATGTTCCAGAAAGTGTGGAAGAAGGTGTTCCTTTGTAGGACATCCCCATGCAAGCCGATTTGATACTCCCAAAACCCACCAGTCATAAAGCTTTAGGGTAAGTGGTGTGTAAATTTTAGCCCCATCATCTGTGTTTTTTTTCATTGATTTCACCATGTTATAGTTTTATTTGTGAATTAAATCAATTATGGCGATGAATTACAAGGGGTTAAATGCTGCCGCAGCATAGCGATATTGAAATAGCCTGGTATGCTTCGATACAGCAGGAGCCGAATGGCTGGAAGACCGTCACCACACAGTTCTACATCCAGGAATTCAGTGAGTATATTGCGCCACTGCAGGATGCTGTAGATCTGGAAATCGCAACGGAGGAAGAAAGATCGTTGCTGGAGGCATGGAATAAATATCGGGTATTGTTGAATCGTGTTGATACATCAACTGCACCTGATATTGAGTGGCCTGCAAATCCTGTCAGGGAGTAATCATTGGGATTATGCCGCAGACACGTCGTATGCAGGAACGTGCTGCGGTTAGTTTGTGAGCTTTCGATAGTGGTTGTTATTTTTGCCCTTATTTGTTCCGGAGGCCATGGTTCAATGGTCCGTCTGCCCCCTGTGGTGATGTCAGCAAAATCAGCCACTGCGCGAACCACAATAGCCCGGGAAGATGCTGAAGATCACCAGGTAAAGCTGTCAGCGCAGAAACTGGAAGAACTGCTCGCATCAATGGTTAAGGATGAGGTTGATCGCAATGATGGGATTTATTGACGTCAGCGAGAGCAGAAGGAAGAACTGAATAACCTGAATGATTTACGCTCAATCAGAGCGATGGCGATTAGCGGCAATCACGCTCGATAAAATTAACCCCGGTGATCATCCGGGGTTTTGCATTCATTAAAACCGCATCAACCTTTCCACCAATTGTTCTTTACGGGCAACGATCCCCCCATGTTGCTCCAGATAAAATTTAAACCGTTCCAGCGTGCATACCATCGCATCGGCGGGGACTTTTTCTGTGAACTCGACCTGACCGTGTTTATCGAAGTGGATCAGTAATGCGCATCCATTATTTGGGGCGGGGGAGTTTTGTGCTGCAGGAGGACGTTTGTGGAGTTCTTCTTCCATTGCGTTAAATTTTTCAATGTAAGCTTCTTTTAGTCTGGCTGCTTTTTTGCCAGTAAATCCCATTACGAGGAACATGAAGCCGTCTTTTGTGATCAGGTAGCATCGTGATTCACGTTCTGCGCCGTTGCCAATTTCGACAGTCTGAACATCGGCCGAAAAGTTGGCTGATGTAAATTCGGGAGAGCAGTCGAGTGTGTCAATCTTAGCTAAAACGTGTTTATGTTGTTTATCGAAGTAGTCGGCAACAGCTTGAGAGGTGGTAACCAGGCGACCATCTTTGAAAAAGACTTTTGGTGACTCGTTAGAAAAAGTTATAGCTGTATTCAT